TTATACACTGAAACAAAAAGATGGTATCCTAAAGTTAGCAAACGAAATGGAACCATACGTTCAGACTCAGATGTGGGGATATAATATTGTGGATATTGCACATGCAGTTCGTAGAGCACAAGCAATCAACTCAGACATTAAGAGTTGGTCTTTGAAGTATATCACCAAATTTATTGAAGCAGAAAAACCAAATCGTGTTTACGTTGAGGGGGATAAGATTGGTAAAATATATTTTGATAACTTTGAATATTGGATGAACAAAGAAAACGGAGCATATAAAAAAGTTGGATTTGATTCAAAAATAGATGAGGTATGTAAAAGAAGGGATGATGTTTATAAATTAGTTACAGGTTCAAAAATTATTGAGGACTACTTGGACGATGACCTTTATGAAACGATGGTTGTTGATGAGCAGTTTAATCAAGCGAACTTCTTGTTGTCTAAACTTGTACCAACAACTTATGAAAGACTTTCGACGATGGGAACCGCAACGTTATGGAAAATGATTATGTCCGCATGGTCATATAAACATAATTTAGCGTTACCAAGAAAATTAGAAAAAAGAAAGTTTACGGGAGGTCTTTCTCGTTTGGTTCAGGTTGGGTTCTCTAAAAACGTATTGAAACTTGACTACTCTTCACTGTACCCATCTATTCAGTTGGTTCACGATGTGTTTCCTGCTTGTGATGTAACAGGAGCGATGAAGAGTATGTTAAAGTATTTCCGTGATACACGTATTAAATACAAGAACTTAGCAAGTGAATATAAGTCTATTGACCCAAAACTTGCTATTTCTTATGACCGTAAACAATTACCAATTAAAATCTTTATCAACGCATTCTTTGGTTCATTATCTGCACCACAAGTATTTCCGTGGGGAGACATCGATATGGGTGAACAGATTACTTGTACGGGTAGACAATATCTAAGACAGATGATTATGTTTTTTATGAAAAGAGGTTATGTTCCACTTGTAATGGATACGGATGGTGTAAACTTTGAAACCCCGCAAGATAGAGAAGAGTATAAGTATATTGGAAAAGGGTTGAACGGTTTGGTTAAAGAAGGTAAGGAATATATTGGTGCGGAAGCCGATGTTGCTGAATACAATGATTTATTTTTAAGAGGTGAAATGGGATTAGATATTGATGGGGTTTGGCCCTCAACAATAAATGTGGCTCGTAAAAACTACGCACTTCTTACAGATAAGGGTAAAGTAAAACTTACAGGTAATAGTATTAAATCTAAAAAACTTCAAACATATGTTGCCGAATTTTTAGATAAAGGACTTCGAATGTTATTGGATGGTAAAGGTGGTGAGTTTTTAGATTTCTACTATGAGTATGTAGACAAACTCTATAACAGACAAATCCCTTTGGCTAAAATCGCAAACAAAGCTCGTGTTAAACAATCCATCGACGATTATAAAGTTCACATTACAAAAACCACTAAGGCTGGTAATATGATGTCTCGTCAAGCCCATATGGAACTTTTAATTAAAGAAGGTAAAAATCCGGGTCTTGGTGACACAATCTTTTATGTTAATAATGGTGAAAAAAAATCACACGGAGATGTTCAAAAGAAAAAAGATGAATTAGTTTTAAATTGTTATTTGATTGATGAACGTGACATAGAAATGAATCCAGACTTATTGGGTGAGTATAATGTTCCTAGATACTTGGCGGCGTTTAACAAAAGAATTGAACCATTACTTGTTGTTTATAGACCTGAAATTAGAGAAGACATTTTAATTGAGGACCCGAAAGATAGACCTATTTTTACTAAAACTCAAACTGAATTAGTACGTGGTTATCCCATGAAAGAAGCTCACCAAGATACGTTAGAAGAAGTATTAACGTTATCTGATACGGAATTAACGTTTTGGAAGAATGTGGGTATTGACCCTTACTATATGTATTTGGACGGGACGGTTGATTTAGTAGATACTGAATGGGTTGAAAATAACAGAGTTTTAATGGAGAAATATGTTCAACAACAAAAGAAAGTAGATGCTGACGAATATTATGAATTTGATGTTGATGGTGATTTGATGGCTCTTAGTTTCGACTAAGAGTTTTTCAATCCATCAGAAGATAAAATATACCAGTAATCACCTATTTTTCGATATTCAACACAAGCACCTTTATCTAATTCGATGATATCGAATTCTTCATCTATTGGTGAGTCTGCAGTTACATTGACTTTGGTTAGGGCTTTAATAACAACGTGGTCTGTTGTTTTAGAATCTAAAAATAAATCACAAACATCAATGTCTTTTATTACTATTGCCGATTCACCATTTGTTGAATAATTTTTGTTTGTTACAACAGCAACATCTGAAGTCATAATTTCAACTCCATTGATAATTCTTTTGGATGGTATTGACCTAAATACTGACATAAAAATTAAATTACTGTGTATGGGCTTTGGAAGGCTCTTAACTTTAATAATTTGTTTAAGTTCTCCGCTTGTAAAGCCTTTTGTTCCATCATTTTTTCTGGACGTAATCTTTCAAGTCTTGCTTTAAGTTCTTCCCACAACATTGCCTTCTCATCTTTTGCTTCAGTTGCTAATGATGTATAATCCATTGTTAATTCAGAATCAGGTGTTTTAAGATTACCACTAAACTTACCTCTTACTCTACCTAAAGTTTCTTTACAATATGCAGTGAACCATCTTCTAACCCACGTTTGTGCAGGTGGATTAAGTTTATCCCATCTTAATTTATCTAATGGAACATCAGAAGGAAGTCTAATAACGTCTGGGTTTTTAGCCAAACAATCTTCTCTATCGTAAGTATCATAATACCAATACCAAACTCGATAGTCATTTCGTTTCATATTACCAAAATCAAACTTACCACCAGGTACATTCATCAAGTGAATTGCTTTTTTTCCTTCAGGTAATGCTGTAACTCTATATGTTAAATCACCTGTAATAATTCTTCTTTTCATTTGAATGTCTGCCATTCTTAAAAGAATGTCAAATGCTGGTGTAATAAAATAATTACCCGTTGTTCCCATTTGTGAAAAACCAGCACCACCACCTAAACCGATACCACCAAAACCTCCAAATCCACCCATGAATGGGTCAAAGTATGCTGCATCCAATTCAGGTCTTGCAAACCATAACAATTCGTTAAGTTCACGTCCTGCAGGTATTTCATAAACTTGTTGGTTTGGTACTAAATCTATGTAATCTTTTTTCAATACCCAATCGCCACCAGCCTGTAAACCTACAATTTTTGAATAAGCGTAAGTGAATTGTGTTTCCCAATCCATACTACGAGTGGATAGTGCTCTTGTGATAGATTGTTCGTCAAGATTTAATCCGTAAACCGATGTCCATTGTGATTCAATTAACCAATCTTGTACGTGTTGTTCATAATCTTCAATAGATAACTCCAATAGTGAGTCCATCATTTCGTCTTCAAGTTCTACTGAACGTAAAGGCGCCCCCAAAAGATTACGTATTCTTTTGTAAAGTTTACTTCTGTCGGGCTCATTTATGATTACAACGTTTGACATAGATTTTTTAATATAAATATCTTAGTAATTATTTATGTTACGATTTTCTAATTTTTAACTGAGTAGTGTAAAGGTCATTCACAAACCCCCAATTAACTACTTTCCAAAAATTTGAGATATATTCATCTCTTTTGTTTTTATATTTCAAGTAATAAGCATGTTCCCATAAATCTAAACCTAACAATGGGTAACCATTTTCTTTTTCAGTGTTCATTAAAGGATTATCTTGGTTGGATGTTGTAACAATTTTTAATCTATTATTTTTTGTTAAAATTAACCAAGCCCAACCAGAACCAAATTTAGATTTAGATTCCTCACTAAATTGTTCTTTAAATTTTTCAAATGAACCAAAATCTTTTTTTATTTTTGAAAGTATTGGGTCTGAGATTTCTTGTTTTTTTGGAGATAACATTTTCCAAAACAATGCGTGGTTAAACGCACCACCACCATTATTTTTAACAGATTTGTTGAATCTTGAAATCTTTTCGATTATTTCTTCTAAATCTAAATCCTCCCCTTTAATTTTATCTAACTCATTATTTAATTTTTCAACATATCCCTTGTAATGTTTATTATAGTGAGTTTTCATTGTTTCACCATCAATAAATTTTTCTAACGAATCAAAACCGTATGGAAGTTTTTCAATACTAATATTTTTTATTTCAGATATTATTGTTTCTTTTTTTGATGACTCAACCTCTAATATAGACTCGATTTTTTCTATTTGTTCAGAAAAAGATTTATAGATAATCTTTTCCATATCTTTGTTGTTTTTTTCAAACTTTTTGATTTCTTGAGACGCCTGTGAACTTGCTTCATCCTCGTTTTTTCCACCAATATCCTTTCCTTTTTTTCTTTTCAAAACGGTTCTTTGATATTCGTGTGACCATTCGTGAGCTAATGTTCTTAACACATCACGGTTCAATCTATCTTTTACTAAAATTTTAAGTTTGTTTTTGTCAGTTCTTGAACCTGTAGTCATCGTACCTGTTCTTTTATTTTGGAATACGATATCTAAATTATCCTTTAATGGGTAATTTTTTTTAAGTTGTGTAATAAAATCGTTGATTAAGACTTTATCACCTTTGCTAGATTCAATTCCAATATATTCAACATTTACGTCCATGATATATAAATATCATCGGTTTCTAGAAATCATATTTAACATTTCTTCTATTACCGATGCTTCATCAAATGTATCATCACCCATCACAGTTGATATGATTTTTTTCTTTCTATTAAGGATGTCGTAAATAGCGCCTTCTATTGTGTTTTCAAATAGGGGGTAATAAACTGATGTTGAATTTTTTTGTCCTATACGGTGTGACCTGTCTTCGGCTTGTGAATGTTCTGCAGGAACAAAAGATAAATCATTCATGATTACAGCTTCCGCTGAGGTTAAAGTAATACCAACACCTGCGGCTTTCAAGTTTCCAACAAATACTTTGATTTTATCGTTTGTTTGAAATTCATCAACCGCATTTTGTCTGTGGAACTTAGAACAACTACCATCTAAATAAACCGCAGATTTACCAAAGTGGTTATAGATTTGATTTAAAGTATCTGTAAAGTTTGTGAATATAATAACTTTTTTACCTTGCTCTATAATGTTTTCCGTTAACTCGATTGTGTTATTAATTTTTTCTTGTGCGATGACTTTTCTTACTTTCATTAATTTTGAAAACTGAATGGTAAGTGACGAAGACTCTTCAGGGTTTTGGTCATACCAATCAAAATATTCACCTACTAAATCTTCGTAATCTTTTGATTTGAGTCTCAAATAAACAGGAGTTATAATTTTTTCAGGTAAGTCTAAAACGTCTTCTTTTAATCTTCTTAAGATATGTGTTGAGGTTCTTTCTCTTAATTCTTCAAGATTAGATGCTCCCGTAACGTTCCATACCTTTCTTTTTCCCACACTAAATTGGAATCCATTACAATATCTTTTAGCATATGCCATCCAATTCATAGCTACGGGGCTATCAACAAGGTTTAATAAATTGTAATAATTCATAGGTCGTGAAGTCATCGGCGTTCCAGATAATAACCAAACTCTATTTGATTTACTTGCGATATCGTTGGCAATTTTTGTTCTTTGTGCCTGCGGGTTAGAAATCATATGGGCTTCATCCATGATAACCAAATCAAAATTAATTTTCATAATTTCTGATTTTTCTTTGTCCTTTGTATCATGGAAATTTTTTAAGATGTCATAATTTACAATAACAAAATCATGTTCATCTGAAAATTTCTTACCTTCTGCGATATATACAGTTCTATCTGAATAATTTGCAATCTCTCTTTGCCAGTTTATTTTCAAAGATGCTGGACACACAATCAAAACTTTTTTGGCACCTGTTTCTAAAGCTGCAATGATGGTTGATGTGGTCTTACCAAGACCCATGTCATCAGCCAGAATAAACTTTTTATTTTTTACAAGTTTTTCAATTGCTTCTTTTTGATGTTCCATAGGTGGTCTATGGGTGTATTTGTCATAATCAATAGAAATGTTTTTAACTTCATTATCTTTTAATAATGCCGATTTTGGCATCCAAAAGTCGTGTAAAGTTTCTCCCGAAAAGATTTTACCCCAAATATGATAAGCTTTATCCTTTTCAACCAACAACTTCTCAACATAAATTTCTGAAGGTTCTTTGGTATACATTTTATCTTCCATCAGTTTTTTACCAAAATATGAATCTAACTTGACCCATTTTTTTGCGACTTTTGGTTGTAGGGTATGATAATTATTTATGTAATCGGCCTGAGGTCTCGTAGGAACAAAAGACTTACTATTTTGTTTTTTGTGTTTTAAGTTAAGGATATAGTTATTTGACCCTTCATAATCGTCTAATATTAAAAGGGCTTTTGATTCGGGTGTTTTAGGCACAAAATCTTCCATGATATAATAAAATATAATAAACATCCATAAAAAATCAATTAAAGTATTTATAGGTATGGCAGATAATAGAGTTCCGATAACCAGACTAAATAAGTTTTTTTCTGAAGAAGACTTTAACTTAGATATTTCTATGGGTGATGAATGGTTAGGTGGGGATATGAATTTTACCCTTGTTTTATACCGTATTGATAGACAAAGAACTATTAGTGATGATGTGTACGGTGAGACCTTAGAAGATGGAATACAGTTTTTACCTCCCGTTGAATTCAAGGGATATGTACAAATTGAAGCTCCTTCTAATGTTGATTATGGTTCCGCTAAATTATCACAAACAGAACCAGGTAATTTGAAAGTTGGCGTTTATCAAAAACAATTAGAGGAATTAGGTATTGATATAAACTATGGTGATTATATTGGGTATTACGAAGACGAAACAAGAGTTAGATATTATAGTGTTGTAGATGACGGTCGTGTATTTTCTGATAACAAACATACATACGGTGGTTACAAGGCTTTCTACCGTTCTGTTATTGCGGCACCAGTAACCGATAACGAATTTAGAGGAATATAAAATGGCATTACCAAGTAAAGTAAAAAAACATTTACCACTAACACCTGAAAAAGTTGGTCGAGAAAGAAGACAACAAATGTTAGATGATATTACTGATTATGGTACTTTTCTACCTAAAGGTGTTTTACATGCCGATTTAGATTTGGGTATCTTAGATTTTGTAAAAGAAGATTTGAAATTAGTCGTTGGTGAAAAGTTAGTACCGACAGTTGATAAAATCATAACTAATCAAAACTGGTCACAATTTACTGAAACATGGAACTTCCAAGATTTAGATAAAAACATTTCATTACCATTTATTGCAACAGTAAGAACTCCTGAAGTTAAATACGGAACATTTCAAGGAGGAGCTGCGAATATACCAAACAGAAGACAATTCTTTTACTATACTGTACCAACATGGGACGGACAACGAAAAGGTGCGGATGTTTACACAATACCCCAACCAATTCCTGTTGATATTACATATAATATTAAATTGTTTTGTAACAGGATGCGTGAACTTAATGAGTTTAACAAAATTATTATGCAAAAGTTCACGTCAAAACAAGCGTACACTCAAATTAAAGGTCACTACATGCCAATAATAATGGAGACGGTATCAGATGAATCGGCTAAAGATTTACAAAAAAGAAAATATTATATTGCAAGTTATACATTAATATTAAAAGGTCTTTTAATTGATGAAGCGGAATTCAAAGTTTCACCCGCGATATCAAGACAAGTATCTTTATTTGAAACTGATGAAAGAGTAAGAACGAGAAGGGCTAACATTCAACCACCAAGACCTGATAATTTTGACCTTGACTTATTATTTGTTTCGGGTACCACACAATTATCTGAAGTTTTTAGATACACAGCAGACTTAAAAATTACTGAAACACAAAATGTAAATTCATATGATGTTTATATAAATTCTAATTATGTTGGGTCCAATTTACCGACAATACAAATTAATGACGGAGACACTTTTTCAATAACCGTAACTAAAACAAACTCAAGTACTCTTGCAAAAATAAAAACAGTTGCATACTTAGTTTAATTACTCTCCGTAAATATCTTTTACTTCCTTACAATTTTCAGTAATTAGTTTTTCTAAAAACTTATACATCTTCAAACCATTTTTATCACAATAATCCTTTAAGATTGTATGTACTTCAGGTTTTATTTTTAAGTTTTTTATTTTTTTTTCTTGGATTTTCATAATGGTAGAAAAAAGGCAGAATTTATTCTCACTCTTTGATAAATATTATACTAGGGTAAAGTTTTTTGTTATTTGGTGATGTATTTATATATAAAAAATAAATTCTAAAAACATTTTTATTAACATGGCATCATCTAATAAGGTTTTTGTTTCTCCGGGTGTGTATACATCAGAAAGAGACTTAACATTTGTTGCACAAAGTGTTGGTGTAACTACATTAGGAGTGGTTGGTGAAACTCTTCAGGGACCAGCTTTCGAACCTATTTTCATCACAAACTTTGACGAATTCCAAACATATTTCGGAGGTACTAGCCCTGAAAAATTTGTAAACACACAAATACCAAAATATGAATTGGCTTACATTGCAAAATCATACCTATCACAATCTAATCAACTTTTTGTTACAAGAGTACTTGGTCTTTCAGGTTACGACGCAGGACCATCTTGGTCTATTGTAACAATAGGTAATGTTAACCCTGCAACAATTACCGCTACAGGTATAACTACGGCAGTTGGTGTAACATTTACAGGTAGTACAGGTGGCACCGTAACATTAACATCGGTACCTGCGTCGTTAAATGCAAGCGGTAATTTCTACACACCATACACTGAATTTAACGGTGGAACATCTACAATTGGTGGTGATTTACAAACATACATTTCTAATCAAATTTCACTTTACTCAACAAGTGCATCGACTTCAGGTTCAAGTGCAATATTTTGGGGTACGGTAAGTGCATCTACATTTAACAGTACAACAGGTGTAACACTTAATGGTACAGGTTCAATTTCAGCATGGACTGAAAATTTTGGTGTGGGTGTATTGACAGGTGCGACCGCAGCTTCACTAAGCGCTCAAACAACTAACGACCCTTGGTATTACGCTTTATTTAATTACCAGCCAGGTACAATTAATTCTTACTATGGTCAAGGTATGGGAGCAGCACTTTCAGGTATTTCAACAACACCTACTTCAGGTGTGTTCTCAGGTACTGTTGCATTCTATACAACAACATACTCGGCATTACCATACACAACATATGATGATATGGTAGTTGCAACATTAAGGTCAAGAGGTATATCTACATATACATCAACAAATGCGGGACCTTTCTATGAAGTTTCAGGTACATCTGATGTTAAGATGATATGTACAGGTTCTTATTCAGCGGTAACTGAAGACCCTTACGCAATATTCCAAATCTCAGGTAAAACTTACGATAATGATAATTTCACATTTGAAACTTCAATGTTAAGTACCGATAAAAATTATTTGAGAAATGTATTTGGAGCATCTAACTTTGGTAAATCGAGAACTGAAGTACCTTTATTTGTTGAAGAAACATACCCTGCATTACTTCAAACAGGATATAGAGCAGGACAAATTAGAGGTTTATATTGTAATTTGGTAAGTTTACCAGGAGCAAGGTCAGGTAATTCTGATAGTATTGGATTCTACTTAGAGCAATACCAAACACCTGAAACACCATTTGTTGTTTCTGAATTAAGAGGTAATAAAGTTTTCAAATTATTTAAGTTTGTTCTAATCTCTGACGGTAACTCAGCTAATACATACGTTAAGTTGTCTATTGGTAATATTTCATTCAACAATGGAACATTCGATGTATTTGTAAGAGACTTCTTTGATAACGACCAAAACGTAAGAGTACTTGAAAGTTTCACAAACTGTTCATTAGACCCAACCCAAAACAACTACATAGCAAACAAAATCGGTACATCTAATGGTGAATACCAAGTTAAGTCTAAATATGTAATGTTAGAGATGAGTGACGAAGCACCAACAAACGCTCTACCTTGTGGGTTCGAGGGTTACATCTCAAGAGAGTATGCTAACGCAACTCCTCCGTTTGTACCTTATAAAACAAAATACTTTACTGCTGGAGAAACAATTTACAACCCACCTTTTGGTTCTACTAATGGCGGGGATAATCCTGTAATCTCAAGTGGTGAAAACCCAAGAAGAGCTTACTTAGGTATTTCTAATATTACAGGTTTTGACTACGACTTCTTCCAATATAAAGGAAAACAACTTCCAGCAAGTTTAGCAACAGACACAACAGGTGCAGCTTGGGGTTATTTAACTAAAGGTTTCCACATGGATAGTGGAGCAACAGTTGTTACTATAACAAACGCTTATGCTACATCAGGCCAATCGGCATTTGAAGTAGGTGTTGGCTCATTTAATTCAGAACCAACTG